TCCTAAACCTCCTGATGCATCATGAATTAAAGAAGCAGCATCTCCTTTTTCAGCTTCAATTAATGAAGTTTCTAAATAATCCATAAAACGTAGTCTAGTTTCTCCAGCAGACTTTAAATACCAAGAATATCCCACTTGTCCAGCTTCGTCAGTAGTCTCAACCCATCCGATTCTAGCAGTATCAGAACCATTAATTTTAAAGTGATCTTTAATAATTATTGGCTTGTTGTTATACTGTTGGAACTGTGGCTTAAGCTCACCGCTTTGGCTAGCGCTACCTTTAGCAAATTCTTTACCGTATACAAATATATTTAACTGATCGTTGTCAGCAAATGTACCTGTCATAGCAGCTTTAGAATATGGCAATAAAGTAGCATCTGTGTTACCAGCTCCTTGACCTGCAGTTTGTGTAGCAGAAGCAGCTGTTGTAGATACATAGCACTTTAAAGTTTTAAGGCCAGTAGCAGCGTCAGTAACTAATACTGTATCACCAACTCTTAGTGAGTTGTTTAATGCAGTACCAAGTGAAATAGTGTTACCAGAAGCACTTTCTACTTCTACACTTGTTGTACTTCCAGCAGCACCTGCACTTTTATATGCAATGTGTAATCTGTTTTGCTCAGACCAAACAACTTGATCAGAGCTCATAGGCATTTCAGCGCCTACCATTTGTAAAAATCCACTGATAGTACGGTTTCCGTAGCGTTCTACTTCTTGCTCGTACAACTCAGGTAGATATTGTTGTGACCAATCAGCACTTCCGTCAACAAAGCTAATATAGTTTGTAGACAAAACATCTGCTGTTGGGTGTGGAGTAAGTGAATATGATCCACCTAAACCTAAAGATGTGTTAAATCCCATTTTGTTAAATTTTTAAATTGTTTATTTTTTTCTAATTTTAAATTTTAACCTTGAACTATTATCACCACCTAACACTCTAACTTTCATACCGCTTGTGTCTACAACTGGTTTTACAGTTCTAGCACCCATGTCAATATTTTTTGACTTCATAGCGGTGTTTTTTATAGCGTCAGCTTTACCTTGTTCATAAAAATGTTGAACTATTTTGTCAATATTTTTACCAGCATATAAAGCTTTATGATAACCAGCAGCGTCTTTCATCATATTATTTTCATCTAAGAACTCCTTAACGAAATTAGATATGTCACTCTGGTAATCCTTAACAGCAGCGGCATCTTTTACATTATACCTATATTTTTTGTCTCCAACTCTAAAATCAAAACCTTTGAAGTTTTCGTTAAAAACATTATTGGTACTTTGCTCAAATTGCTTGTACTGCTTTTCTTGGATCTCATTGGTAGCGGTTTGTTTTTGGTTATATTCGTTATAAAAGTTAATAGCATCTTGCTGATCTTTAGACAACTTAGAAGTTAACTTAACTTCTTTGTAATATTCGTCTTTTAAACCAGTAAGAAACTTTTTAGCTTTCGCAACTTCTTCTTTCAAGGCCAACTTCTTTTTTCTAATATCACGTTGTTCATCTAATTCTTCGTCAAATGAAAAACTATCTTCAATTAAAAAATCAATCTCGCTATTATCTAAGTGAGACTTGGTTGACTTGTAATATTCTTTTAATAATGTATTGTCATCTACATTTGTATAGTCTGCGTTTAATCTTGCATAATCTTCTATACTTCCACCAGTTTCTTCCATAAACTTTACCAAACTTTCAATGTTTTCTGGTAACTGTCTTTGTTCTTGTACTGGTTTTGTTTCTTCTACAACAGGTTGCTCTACAACAGGTTTTTGTTCAACAGGCTCTTCTTCTGTTATTTCTTGTATAACTTGCTCCTCAGCTTGCTGTTCAACCTGTTCTTTATCGTCTGACTCTTGCGGTTTTTCATCTTGTGCTTGCACCCGCACTTCTTCTTTAACATCTGTATCAGCGTTTTGTTGTTCTTTAAATTTTTTAAGTTTACCTAAATCAAGCTTTATTGTACCGTCTTCTGTTTTTTCTTTATAAGTAATTTCTTCTTTTTTAGGTTCTTCAGCCGTAGTTTCAACTTGATCTACAACTTCATCTTTGATCTCTTCGATCGGTTGTGTTTGTTCTGACATGATAAAATATTATATAATTGTTTGTTTTTGTTTAACGCGGCTCAAACTGTTCAAGTCCAAACCCACCTAATGTATCTTGTCCTGCAGACTCAAAGTTTTTAGGCGGCGCGTTTGTTTTTCTTTGATTTATAAGCTCACTTTGTTGTGATGCTTGTATTTTAGTTCTTTCGTCTTTACGATCTTCTTTGAACTTATCTTTTTCTCTAACAATAGCTATTTGTCCTTCTTGTAATTGTTTATTAATTTCAAACTCATATTGCATCAGTTCTCTTTTAATTTCAGCTTCTCTTTCCATTTTAGATATTTCAAGCTGAGATTTAATTTGCTCTAACTGAGCTTTTGATTCTGTAAGCGCTTGCTGCTTCTGCATGTCTGCTTGTGCAGCGGCTTGAGCAGCTTGTGCATTAGCTTGACTTTGAGCTTGAATATTTTGCTGAGCTTGTTGTTGATCTAGCTCTTGTTTTTTTCTACGTCTTATTTTAAGTAGTTGATTAGCTAGCTTAATGTTACGAACTTCTCTAATATCTATAGCGTCTTCTAATTGTATTTGATTAGACTTTAAAGCAACTTGTATATTATTTTCAAGCATTGACTTTTCTTCTTCATCAGGAGCTAATTCTAAAAATATACCAAAATCATGTAAATGTAAATTAGACATTTCTTCTAAAGTAGAGACATTAAATTTACCTAAAGTTTTTATAAATGATTCTTTAGTTGGTGAATATTCTATTACATCAGAAACACGCATTGCAATACACTCTGCCATCGTTAGGGTTATATACAAGCTTGACTGCAATATGTGTCTTGTTGCTGTATTAGAATTAGCAGCAGCAATTTTTTGTATACCTACTAGTGCGTTTTTATCTGGTAAACTACCATCTCTAGCTTCGTTTAAACCAGTAACATCACGCATCATTTGTAAATAATAATTATATGTGCTTATTAAAGAAGATATTTTATTACTACCTCCACTTGTGTTTATTTCTCTTATTGGTAAAGCACCTCTGTTCATATCACCATCTTGAGTCATTGATCTACCGATAACACTACCTGTTTGGAAATACATGTTTAAAGCTTCTTGAGGATTATAATTTGTTCCATTACCAAGATCAACTTCAGCTAAACCATCAGCATCTAAATAAACACCATCTGGTACCATGCGTGATAATACTTGTTGTAGCTTTAAATGTGTTATTTGTATCATATCAGCAAAGCTAGTCATACGACTAACTAAACTTTCAATACGACCTTCATACATACGTGGTGCACATATAGCGTAACTCATTTGAGCTTTAGTAGTATCTGCTTTTGGTCGCATCATGTTTTTCTTCAACTCCCATTTTAAAACATCTTTACTACCAATTACTTTTACACCTTCATATATAACTTCAATAGCTCTATCTACTTTTTCAAAATCTTCTGCATCTGGTGGATTAAAGGTGTCATCTTTTTCAATAGCTTTTCTACCGCCACTAGCTGTAGTTTTTATTTTATGAACTTGATTAGCATATGTTTTATATTCAAAATATAATACTGAAACACTATTTTCTTCTTCAGCTTTTGAATTATGTTTGTAAGCCATATTGTTATAGCCTTTATAACCACCATACTCTTTTAACTGATCATCTGTTAACTCAGGAAACTCTTTTTTAAGCTCGTTTAAATATATTTCTTTTACTTCACCTACATAGTAAATATCATCAAAATAAGGTGAATCAGTATTAGAATAAACTAAATCAGCAGGATCTACATATTGTACTTTAATACCTTCTGCTTTATTAAAAGAGCTTTTAGCAGCACCAATACCTAAAACAACTAAATCATTATTTATTCTTTTAGATATATATTCGTATTTGTTTTTGTCAAAAATACTATTTATAGCTTCTTCTTCTGCTATTTCAACAGACTGTTTGTAATCTAACTGCATATGAAGCTCAAGCTCTTGTGTAGATTCAGGTAGTTTATTTTGATCTGTTTGGTATATGTCTATGCCTAGTTGACTAGCTACAGCATCGTTAAATGGTTTAGCAACCATATCTTCAGCAATTTTAGTAACGTAATCAGTTCTTTGTTTTATAGAAGCTGGGTCTTGTGAGTATGCTTTTATATCATAAGATCTATCAGCCATGCCATTAACAACAATATCAACAAACTTTGGTATAATAGGCACTGGCTTCCAGTCTAAGTTTAAATAAGACAAATCACCATTAATAGATAATTCATCTTTATATTTTCTAACTGATTGCTCTCCTCTAGCATAAAGTCTTAGAGAGTTATAAGCTCTTCTAGACGAACCATATCTACCAGATCCGTTTTTATCGTTGTAGTCTGTTTTATTATTAAACCACTCATGCTCAATAGCTCTACCAACTTTAGCGCCATACTCAGATGTCATTTTTTCTAAATCACTAACCGCTTGGCTGGGAAAAGAACTTTTTATAGCTTTGTTAACCATTTATTTAAATTATTTTTGATCTTGATCCTTTGTTGTCATACCTTCTTATTCCAAGGTCTATGTTCATAACCTTTCTTTGTTGCGTTGGCGCGTAAAGATTTTTATTACAAGCCATTATAGCAAGCCCAGAACTTATTGAAGCATCAAATTTTGTTCTATTATTTATATCAAACTTAGCCCAGTCTTCTAGTGTTCTACTAAAATACATATTACCGTAGCCTTGTTCGTTTTGCCCTATATGTTTTTCTATATAAGACTCTATAGCTGCAGCATGAGACTGTTTCATATCTACAGATGAATTAGGTATACCACCTATTTCTTTTTCAGTTACAGATAACTTATTATAAATTTTATCTGGTCTATTCATAGAATAACCTCTATAACCTCTTCTTTTAAAATGGTATAATAGTCTTGGTTTATTATTTTCAGCAAGTATTGGCATTCCATAAAAAACACAAGCCATAAGTACATCTTCAAAAAACATCTCAGCTGTTTGTGGCCTAGCAACATATTCTAAAAAAAACATATTAGAAGGTGCTTCTTCCATTGAGAACTTAGTAAGCCCGTGTAATGCACCGTTTGAGCCTATACCATCTACAGTACCTGATATATCATAACTATCACAACCAAAAGCACCTATGTGATCATTAGCAGGATATTTAACACCGTTTTTTAATCGCATACGGTTTTGCATTTCAACTATAGGTACCCAAGATACTTTAAATCTTCCATTTTTATTTGGCATAAACTCTACAGTAGTATCTTTTATACCATTTTTCCATTGAAACGAGCCTGTAGATATAATGCTAGAATTATTAATATCGTCGTTATAATCTATTTGCTCATATATTTTTGTTAAGTTAAAAAGCGACTGTTTTGCTTCATCTCTAAAAGCGTGACTTTCAGTACGAGGAAACTGTCTATAAAACTCATTTAAACTGTCTTGATCGTTTTTTAAGCCTTCAACTTCGTTCTGCCAATACTCTATTACACCTTGTTGTATTTTGTCTTTAAATGCATTGAGTACCGGTGTGTTCGGAGTGTCGAAGACAGGTGCTCCATACATATCAATATATCCTTCGTAGTTCCATTCCATAGGTATGAACAAAGAATATAATCCTGAGCTAGTCTGTCCATTGCGGTTTCTTTTTGTAACATCTGAGTCATAATAGAGTTTTTTAAAGTTATCACCACCTTTATCTAATGAGTTACTAGTTGAACCCATCATGCACTTACCTATAATTTTACTACCTAATCTTAATGTCGTTTTCGTAACCCTCCAGTTGTTGAGGATGTTGTTCGGCCTTTCCCATTTACCGCTCTCGTCGTGGACAAGGAGCTTGAGTTTCTCACCGTCGTACGAGTTGTCACCGGTATTCTTCCAGTCGATCGTGGTATCAAGTCCGTCGAGCTCCTGTAACTTCTCGTTGGTCTCAAGTTTCTTACGGGTGTATTTGGTCGCTGGGACGCGATAGGCAAGCTCGGTCTTGGGGCGATCCATACCGTCCTGTATTGGTTTGAAAAAGAAGGGGTAATTAACCGATATCGGTACCACCTTGTCTGTAAACATCTTCTTCGCATCAGGTCCAGATTTAGATAATATTCCATATCTAGAGTCAGAGGATATGGTTGCCAAGTTAACCACCTCTCCTGAGGCCATAAACGAAAACCCAGAACGTCTGTTCTTAAGGTAGCACAATCCATAGCAACGTGCATCGGCCTTGCAAGCCTCCCAAAATATATAGAATAATCTATTTGACTCGCGAAAGTCTGGCTGCCCGACATCAATTTTACTCCACTGCAAGTACATGTAATGAGTACCAGTAATATAAGTAGGAACGTCTTTGTTATAAAACCAAAAACCTTCTTCCCTACGGGTAAACTCATTATCGATGTAATCATACCATTGTTCTTTAAATTCTGTAGGGTATTGTTCCCAATCAAATACTGACTTTATTTTTTTCAATACTTTAGGATATTCTGTATATTCCCAAGTGTTTGAATTAAATTTTTTTATATTAACAGGCTTAGGTAAAGCTATTTTTAAATTTTGTATTTCGTATATATCACCTATCTCACCTGTTTTAGATATAACAACCATATCATAGTCTTCGTTATATCCATACTCCCACTTTTTATATCTATTCTTTTTATTTAAAGTTTTAGGTTTTATATAATCTTTTAGTATTTTTACTAAAGTTTGCTTATACATAATTTAATTATATTTCTTAATGTCTATTTTATATTTAGCATCTAAACCTTCAGCGTCGATTAATATATGACAATTTTTAGTTGCTTTAATATAATAATCTTTTTTGTTTTTATACAAATTACTATGTGTCATTGAATCTACTCTACATATATCTGGTCTTTTACTATAAATAGAACAAATATTACCTACTAAATTAGCACAACTACCATCTTTTTTTATAGGTAAGCCATACTTAGCACCGTTCATTTTACCTGCAGCCCTGCAACAAGCACCACATTGTGAACATAAAAACTCCATTATTTAGATCTACCTTCAGCAAAACCTTTAAAAGTTCTTTGTTCTTTAACTTCTTTAGGTTTATCATTCAACATATCTTCTTCTTCTTGTATACGAGCAAGTATTTCAAAGGCATCGAATATAGCTAGCTTTTTTGTTGCTGCTGCGTTTTTTAAACGATCAGCAGATATATCATCATCTGAATCAACTATAGGTTCTTTTGCAACCTTAATAAGTTCTTCCACAGCCTTTTGCCCAGCTTGGATTATATTCAACTTCGTCTCCTTTGTATTCATATTTAATTGTAATGTCTTTAGACTGCATGCGATATAATCTATTATTATCTATAACAAATTCATATTCGCTATTAAGGTTAAATCCTATTAAGTCTCCTTCGTTTATTCCTAACGCTTCTAACGACTTATTACCATATTTTAATACCCCAATATGTTTTCTTTCTTTTTCAGTCGTTATAATGTCTTTTTTATTATTAAGTATAGGTTTTACAAAGCAGTAGTTTAAAGGAGCTTTCCACTCGTTATTTTGCTTGTATAAAAATATTTGATCGTAATAACAAAAATACATATCTTCTTTAAAATATGAACTACTGTTTTTTTCTCTACCTTTTATATCATAAAACCTTCTAAAAACATTATGATGCACTATTACTTTGTCACCAACTTTTATATTTGTTTTACCAACTAAAGGTATTGATTTTACTATACCAACTCTATTAACAAACTTATGATCGTCCATAGTTGTGTTAACAATAAGTTTTTTACCATTAATATCTACTTCATTATTATACCTGTTGTTTTCTGGTTCTATAATAAAGTTGTATAAACTTTGCATTAATATTCTAGATTATATTCAATTGATATAGCCATATTAGAATTAAATTTTTTCCAAGGTATGACTTCATTGTTTTTTTTGATATATATATTATATGATCCGTCTTTTTGATCGTGTAATATATCAGATATGCAATGGCCTCCGTAAACTTGTTGGCCTACGGAGTAATGCATTGCTTCATTTTTATAATCTGCGCCTATGCTTATTTTTCTAATTAGCTTCGCCATCTTCTTCAACTTCTTCTTCTACGATTTCTTCGTAAGATCCGTCTTCAAGGTTTACAGTTATTTTACCGTATTTTTCTTCAAGAGTAGCGTTTAGCTCTTTTGACTTACCTACAACTTCTGCAAATGCATGAAGTAGTTCGTGCTTTTGAGCTTCTACAACACCTATATCAGATATTAATTTTAATTTAGTAGATTCTTGAGCTCTTAACTGCTCTAGTTCTTTTTCTTCAATTTTTTTACTCATTTTGATTTTATTTAATTATTATTTAATTTACTATATATTAATCACTTATAATATACTTTATTTACTTTTAAAAACATTTGTAGCCTTTTCTGTCGTGCGACCTCCGAAATAGGCTAAAACGACCGCCATCATAACCTTCTCGAAAGTGTCGTTCCATGTAACACCTATGTTAAAAGGTATAGATTCAACACTATCTAATATTCCAGCTAAAGAAAATATACATATACACCATACTAAAACTAAAGGACGTACATTTTTAGAAAGCCAAGAATCAGACATACTATCTGCTTGCCAACGAGTCGTTATGGCTTCTATTTCTTTATTTTGTTGTTCGTATATTAATTGTTGTAATTTTATTTTATCCTCATTAGAAACATCTGCCTTAGTTATTTCAGCTATGGCTTCTTTAGGTGATACAACTCCTTCAAGTACACTACCAAGTGCTGGATTAATCATACCAGCTGCTCCTAACAATAATTTACCTACAGTTGTGTCTTTAAACTTTTTCTTTTTATCGCTCATTACCATTTAACTTTATCAGCCCAGTAAGCTGCGCTTAATTTACCTTTAGCTATGTTTTTAGCGTGTCTTGCTTTAAAACTTTTTCTTTTAGCTTTCATACGAGCAGACTCGCCTTTTTTAGGTTTACCTGCAGTACCAGAAAGCGAACCAACTTTTTTGCCTTGCTGACCAAACCTTATAATTTTCTGAACACCACCAGAACAAGCTTTGACTACGTGTGATTTAGTTTTATGCTTAGGTGTTCGCTTTGGCTTATTACAAGCCATTTTACTTTTATTTAGCTTAGCCATTTTGTATTACAAATTTAAAGCTTCAATACGAGATTTTTGATCAGAGGAAAGTGTAGATACAAATAAAGGCACTGCCATTTTTAATCTTAAATGACCTTCGCTTCTAAATAAATCTCCAGCTTGCTCTTCAGTTCTATCAGATTCAGCAATAGCTTGTATAGTTTCGCATATTACAATATTATCCATTGATGCCGCTACGTCAAACGTTGCTTGTTCTTGCGTGTATTCTTCCATTTTGTTTTTTTAAAAAATTATTAATTTTAACTAGGTAAATCTTCGTAACCGTCTTTATAATTAGCTGGTAAATAAGACTCCATGCTAGTTATCTGTTCAGCACTACATTCGTTTTTATAAAAGTCGTTTGCTAACAACCATTTAAAGTGATCTTTAATTGCTTGTAATTGCTCTTCTGTAGTATCTTCATCTGCGGCTTTTACTAGTTGATCGTTTATTTGATTTACAACTACTGCTTTGTGATCATTTGGTGTGTTTTCTGATGTAATTGTGTTTTTATACATTTTTTTTATTATTGTTTGTTTTCTAACTCTTTTACTTTAGCAGAAAGATCTTGAACTGCTTTTACTAATATTGGTATTAATCTACCGTATGTTGCTTCTAATCTATCAGGATTACTTTCATATACTAATCTTGTAAATTCATCGTCAACTTCTTGTAAATCCTGAGCAATAAATCCTACGTCTTTTACACCTGATCTATTACCATCTCTTTGATCCCACTCAAACGTTACAGGTTTTAAACTGTCAACAAAATCTAATCCATATGTAGAATCTTTAATATCTTTTTTATCACGCTTATCTGATAGCGAGCTTATTGATGTTACTTGTGCTCTAATAGCTGATATACTACTATTTCCTAATGTTATTTCATTATCTACGTCTACTGCAGACGAAGCGGCATTATAACCTATTACTGTATTATTTGAGCCTGTTACAGAAGAAGCTCCAACTTTAGCATTTTTTCCAATAATAGTGTTAAAATCACCTGTCATTGTTCCGTTTTGTGCATTATAACCTATAATAACACTACCCTCTGAACTATCAGCATAACCTGCGTGATAACCTATTGCTACACTATCAAAATTTACCCCACTGTTATAATTAGCTTGATAACCGAGTGTAACATTATAATTGTAAGCCGTTGCTTCTGTATTATAAGCTGCTTGATAACCTACTAAAACATTTTTTTGGAAATTAGTTGTATTTTTATATTTAGCTTGTGTACCGATAACAATATTATCATCAGAGCCTGAAGTACCTACTTGACCATAACCAGATTGGTAACCTATAAAAATATTATCATTTTGTGTGTTATTATACCCAGCCTCTGTACCAACTACAACATTTTGTATACCTGTTGTATTAGAATAGTGAGCAAAATAACCTAAAATTGTGTTCCAAGAACCTGAAGTATTTGAATATCCTGATTTTAAACCTACACCAACAAAACCATTACCTGAATTACTTCTACCAGATTCTCTACCTATATGAACATTACTACCTGATGCTGCACTATGAGCAGCTTGGTAACCAATAGCAACTAAATCTGCAACCGCGTTGTTAGTAGTGTGTCCAGCTTGATGACCGACAAAAACGTTTCTAGCTGCAGTTGTACAAGCTTCTCCAGCTTCACCACCTATAAGTATGTTATGTTGACCAGTAGTAACTCCTCTTCCTGCAAAATAACCTACTGCAATATTAACATTTTGAGCGTCATTATTTTGAACAAGTAAAGCATCATTACCTATAGCTATACTTCTAGACCCAGTGTCTTCAGCGCTTAAAGCTTGATGACCAATAGCTATATTATCTCCACCACTAGTAATTGCATCACCTGCAAGATGACCAATAGCAGTGTTTTTACCACCTTCTGTTAAAGCTGTAAGTGCTGAACTACCAATAGCTATATTACTATCACCTGATGTTATAGCATCCATAGCAGCTAAACCTAATGCTGTATTATTTTCAGCACTACTTAAAGTACCTGTTGTGCTGTGACCTACTATAATAGAACCAGTAAAATTAGTACCTTCTACTTTACCACTAACACCACCGCCTGAAGCAGCAGCTAATACTATACCACCTGATGATGAGCTGTAAGTTAATACGTGACCATCTGATGATCCTAAACCTGGTATTCTAAGTAGGTTAACATTTGAGTCACCTAAAGTTATTTCGTTGCTTACGCTATTTGCAGAAGCAGCAGCGTTTGCGCCTATAACAATATTATTACTACCAGTTGTAATTGTACTAGCGTCTGCTCCAACAAAAGTGTTATTTACACCGGTAGTTACTGATGTACCAGCCTGATATCCTATAGCAGTATTATAACCATCTGCTCCAGCATTTAAGAAAAATAAAGATCCATATCCAACAGCTACGTTTTTACCATGAGCGTCTTCAGTGCTTAAAGCTAAGTAACCTATAGCAACATTTCTAGCGCCTGAAGTTAAAGCGTCTGCACAAAAACCTCCACCTACTAATGTATTAAGTGTTCCTGTAGAAATATTTACACCTGTTTCATACCCAATAGCAACGTTGTAACCATCAGCTCCAGCATCTTGATTTCTTAAAGCTTCGTGGCCTATAGCTACATTTCTACCGTGCGCGTCTTCGTCTTCTAAAGCATATCTACCAATAGCAACGTTTTGATTACCTGTTGTTAAAGCGTTACCAGCTTGTCTTCCAAGCAAAGTATTAGAACTTCCTCCTGTTAAAGCGTTACCACTTAAGTAACCTATAGAAACATTACCATCTCCAGTAACAACACCTGTGCCCATACTTCCACTTCCTAAGCTTGTATTAAACTCACCGGTTGTAGCATTTAATTGCGAATTTGCTCCTACAGCTGTATTGTGGCCATTACCATCTCCGTCTTCGTAATCTTCTAGCGCTTTGTAACCAATAGCTGTATTATAATCACCATCAACTGATGTTTTTAAAGCGTTACGACCTAAAGCTACGTTATAATTACCAATAGTAAAACCACTTCCTGCTTCTGCTCCAATTATTGTATTTTCTACACCAGTAGTCATACTGTCTGCTGCGTTATAACCTATAGCTACATTATGAGCATTAGCACCTGCATCTAAAGAGCTTAGTGCATACCAACCTATAGCTACATTATGCCCGTGAGCATCTTCAGCGCCTAGCGCTTGATAGCCCATAGCTACGTTTTTACCACCTGTTGTTAAAGCATCACCCGCTAAGCTACCTACTACAACATTTTCTTCACCTGTACTTAAGTTGTTTCCAGCTTGATGACCCAGCACAACATTATTTGATCCGCTATAGCCAGTAACCGATAAACAGTTTGTACCAATAGCTACAGTTGAACCTGCTCCTGAAGTACAGTTAGCAGCCATATAATTTCCAATAAATACAGAGCCAGTTACTACACTTGAAGCCGATAAAACACCTTGACCTATAGCTATAGTTGTACCAGGATTACCAGTACCTTTACCAGCATCTTTACCTATAAGTACATTGTTACTAGCAGTAGTTAAAGCCGTACCAGCGTCAAAACCTATAACAACATTGCTATCACCAGTTGTTATAGCGTCCATTGCGTTTATACCAAGAGCAGTATTATTTTGAGCAGCATTTAAAGTACCAGTAGTTTCATGACCAACTATTATAGATCCAGTAAAATTTGTACCTTCTACTATACCAGCTATACCAGTTGAAGCAGCGGCAAACTCTAATGCACTTCCACCTGAATTTACTTGTAGTATTTGCCCTGCAGAACCTAAACTAGGAAAAGCAGCTGAACCACCGTTGACAGCGTATATTTCTGTAAAATTGTCGTTGCATATATCAAATGCATCTCTCAAAGGAGTTCCGGTGCCGTCATTAGCGGAAGAGCCTATATTTATTGATTGTTTAGCCATTTTTTATTTTAATTTTTTACATTATTGTATCGTCAGCAGAAAATATAGTGCTGTCAGCTTTTATTTCAGTGTTATCTGCAAATAAGTTAAAAACTTCTTCTACAAGGTTACGTACATTACGCCAATATGTTAATAATATTTTATTACCTATTATACTCATAACTTAGTATATTGCAATTATATCATCTGCAGTTGTACCTAAAGCAAATATTCTATCTACTTGTATTGGTAAAAAAGATCCAGCAGCTACATTTTGAAATAATATAGCCCTGTATATTTCATATTCTTCACCACTTGCCATTATATTGGAAGAAGAGTTACTAACGTCTACTAATTCAAGAGTATTTCCACTTGTTCCACCACTTATCTGTGAAACAAAAGCAGATGTTGAATCTGTAGTATTAACTACTATATCTCTTTTTTGTATTTTAATATCAGTTCCATTTCCTGTACCTCCTATAGTAATAGAAAAATTTTTAGTATTATCTTGTAATTTATTACTAACTGTAGCTGTTGCTGATCCTGTAGCTATAGGTTGACTTTGCCCAGAAAGTAATACACATAGATCACCTTGGGTTCCTACATATACTCCAGCTCTATTAGATGCATCAACAAGTGTTATATTTTGTAAATCTAAAGTGTCACTTAAAAAGTTTATTGCTGCACTACCTTTAGTACTTGCGTCTTTTATTAATACAGCTCTATTAACAGTTTCTACACCATTTTTTTCTCTGTATGTTCTGTTTCTTGAGCGATCTGCGGTATTTATATCTCCGTATGCCATTTTAATTTTGTTTTATCTAGTTTTATCTTTGTTAATTAGTTCTATTGCTTTTCTCATTACTTTGTCAGTATATGTTTTACCTTGCATAATAACATTACGCTGTTTGCTTGTAGGTAAATCTTCTTGACCTAGTAATATTCTATATATTTTGTTTATCAAAAGCTTACACTTAACCGAAGTTTTGTATAAGTTATATTTTTGTGTTGTGTTATTTTTATGTCTCCAAACAACGATCCAACCTTCTCTTACTAACCTTTGCCATCTTCTTTTATCCCAAGAATATGTATAAGTTCCGTTTAAAAAGTCTTGACGTGTGAAAAGATCCATGCAATCAAAATAAATTAAAAGCTCTAGATCAGCATCATTTAAGTTATTATTTTTACAAGCCCACTTTCTAACTATGCGATAGTGTTTAAATAAGCCAATATTTTTAACATCTTTGGCTTCTAGCTTTCTCATAATACTATAACAACGTCATGCTGTTTTATAACTAAAAATATTTTATCATCTACTTCTACATTAAAGCCTGCGTGTTTGTCGTAATATATATTATCACCATCTTTAACACCTTCGACTAAACTTCCAGCAGATTTAATAATACCTTTGCGGTATCTAATATCTTCTTTTATTTTATCTGTTAAAAGTAAACCACCTTTTGTTTTAGTAGGTTTTTCTTTTATTTCTTCTACAACTATAAATAATCCAACTGCTTTCATTGTTCTCTCATATTATTGATTACACAGTCAGTTGATAATATTGTAGTTGCCACAGACACGGCATTTTTTAAAGCCGTTTTAGTTACTAGCACTGGATCTATAATTCCAGACTTAATCATATTTGCTGATTTACCAGTAACAACATTTGTACCCCAACCTTTTTTATTAGGTTCGGATATGTTTTCTAAACCCGCATTATTAAGTATAGTTTTATAAGGTGATTTTATAGCTTTAATAAATATTTTTTCACCTTCATTACTACCACTTAATTTTTGTGCAGCATTTAAAAGAGCAACACCACCACCTGAAACTATACCTTCTTTTATAGCTGCTTTAGTAGCGTGTATCGCGTCATCAACTCTATCTTTCTTTTCTTTTAACTCTACATCAGAGTTTGCGCCCACAGTTATAACCGCTACATTTCCTGATAAAACGCCTAAACGTTCTTGTAGTTTTTCGGTTTTTAAACTTGGCGCGTTAGAACTTAGTTGATCTTCTATTGTCTTAATTCTTTCTTTAGCAACATCAGGTATGCTAGATACTTTAAGTACAGTTGATTTAGAATCAGATATAGCTCTTTCACACTCGCCAAGCATATCTGGTGTAATTAAATCTACGTCATCGCCATACTCTTCATTTATATGAGTAGCACCTGTTACCGCGGCAATATCATCTAAAAAGTCTTTTTTCCAAAAGTTAAATCCTGGAGGTGCAACTACATTAGCTTTAATATTACCTTTAATTTTATTCATAACCAAAGCACTCATTGGTTGTTTTTCAAGTTCACCAATTATAAGTATGCTTCTGTTGTTTGTTACTGCATATTCTAATACTGTTTGTATTTTTCTTACAGTAGTTATAGGTGATGATACTAATAATACTAGAGGTTTTTCTAGTGTAACGTTTTGCTTAGTAACATCTGTGACAAAATTAGGATTTGCATAACCTTGGTTTATTTGAGAACCAGATACAACTTCAACACTTGTTTCTTCTGCACCGTCTGGATCCATAAAAACCGTACCGTTTTTACCTACTTTTTTAAATGCTTCACCTATAATATCTCCAAGTTCTTTATCATTGTTTGAAGATATTGCAGCTACTTGATCTATCATTTTACCTTCAACAGGTATAGACACTTTGTTTAAATAGTTTACAGTTTTTTCATAAGCTTTATTAATATCATTTTTAATATCACGTAAAGATCCTTTATAGTCTTTAGCTTCTTTTAATATAGCTTGAGCAAGAACTGTAGCCGTTGTTGTGCCATCACCTGCTTCGCTAACTGTTTTTCTAGCTGCTTCTTTTATTAGCGTAGCACCTATGTTTTCAACTGGATCGTGAAGGTTTACTGAGTTAGCTACAGTAACACCATCTTTTGTAATCATAGGTCTTCCCATGAAGTCTTCCAGGATAACACATTTACCGCTAGCTCCAAGTGTAGAGCTAACGGCTTTTGTGAGTTTAGTAATACCAGTGAACACTTTATCTTGAGCATCGCTGCCAAAATTCAAATGCTTCACTATTTCTTGTGAGTTTTGCATTAGATTAAATTAGATTAAATTAAAAATACTACTTAAATGTTTTAACTACTTTTGGGCCTTTTAAATAGTCAAGCTTTTTTACGTAATGCTCAACTGAACTGTCAATTGCTTGCTCAGCGCCTTCAATAGTTTCTCGACGAGTAACGTCGATCCAAGTCTCTTTTTTAGGGTCTTGGTACTCGGTTTGATAAAATCCATTAGGTAGCTGCACTATACGCCAATTGGCTTTTTCAGATACATGCTCCCATAATTGTTTGGTTTCATCGGATATTTGTGGTTGACTACTCCACGATTGAGTCTGATAATAAAACGTCATAGTTTTTGGTTTAATTGTTATTATTTGGTTTGCACTTCCCGTGCCGGGTTTATTTTTTGGCTTTATGCTTTTTTCTTATAGCTTCTTTACCTCTTTTAGCTATTGCAGCTTGTTGAGGTTTACCAGCAACTTTAGCTCGCTGCTCTAATACGGTTAATATTTGTATTTTTCTAGCAAATGGTTTTTTAATTCTTTTTACTTTAGCTACAGTAGCTCTAGCATCTGCAGGAGTTTTAAACTTAATACTTACTGTATCTTTTGGGTTTTCGTCAGTATATAAACGTCTTCCACTACCTTTTGGTTTTTTACCAGTACCTTTTTTAGGATCTGGCTTCTTTTTTCTAGGCATTATTTCTTATGCACTTTTTGCATTGGAAAGTTAAAAGATAAACTTGCTCCTTTATGTGGCTTATATCCGCCAGCGGGATTTTTCATTAGCTTAGGCATACCTTTACCAGACTTCATCCAGTGATAACCTTTAGGTGCTTTTACTTTCATATTATTTCTTTTTACTTGTCTGCATGTTAATAAACCAGTTGGCTAACTGCTTGTCTCTAGACGTTGCTGTTTTTCTAGCTTTAAGCTTTCTAGCTTTAGCTATAGTTACATCTCCGCCGTATAACTTACTTATCCTAGCTTTTAAAACACCTCTATATGTTTTGCCTGGCTTTTTCATTATTTATTATTTTTTTTCTACAGGTGCTTTTCCTTTTCCTCCTTCAGCAGCTTTCTTTTTTGGAATTTTTTGAATTTTTGACAGTTTCTTTTTTTTAAGAAGCTTAGTTCTACGCAACTCTATACTCATTATTTTTTCTTTTTAGTACCTAATCTTTTATTTACTATATTTCTAGTTGTAATCATTTTACGCGCATAACTAGGCCTTTTGTTTCTATTAAAAACAATTTGCTGATTTAAGCTGCCAATAATAGCTCGCTTGTTACCACGTCTAGACTTAATAAGCCATGTTGCTAATGCTCCAGGTGATAAACTTTTAAATTTACCTTTAGCGTCTGCGTACTTAGAGTCTTTCCAAGTAGGTCTTTTAGCTGGCATAATTATTTTTTATCGTGGTAAGCTTTTGGGTTATACATTCCAGGCTTGTCACCATGATCCATTTTAGGCATATCATACATCATAGGCTTGCCTTGATTATAATCCATAGCTTTAGCCATTTCAAAGTCCATTGCTTTAAAGTTCATAGGACTATCTTTTTTAGGCATAGCCATTTTAGCTCTTAACATAGAAAAATCTTCTTTAGTTATTTTTCCGTCTTTATTCATATCTATTTTTTTTTGATTACCTACTAGCATAGGTTTATCACCGTGTTTTCCTGGCATGATATTTATTTTTTACGTTTATATATTTCTTTTAGTTTTTGTTCTACTGATACTTCCCAAGGAAGATCGCGTCTTCTAGTGTCTATTAATTTAGTAGGCACTTTAATCATTTTATTACTATGCTTTGGTTTAAACTCGTAGTTGTTTCTATCAAACTTTAAAACACCATCGCGTATTTGTTGTAAGTGTAATCTCTCATGCATTACAGCTTTTGCTTTTTGTCTAGCGCTAAGATTTTTATTAATTTCTATAACGCCGTTCATATCGATAGTACCCCAAACATTTTTTGGTAGCTTTTTTTCGAAAACTATAGATCTTTGCTCAGAGTGCTCAGCATTAAAGCCAAGCACTTCTGGTATAGTTTTCATTTTAAAAGCCATGTTATTATGTGTTTGTCACTGCACTAGCACCAAATACTTCAGCAAGCCATATTTCAGCAGCATTAGAAGCTCCTGAAGCTAAACACGTTACTCTTACTACTGTACCTATTGCAGCACTGTTTGGTATTGTAAGCGTATCACCTGCAACATCTGATATTGACGTAGCACCATTAAATCCGTACATTAAAAACTTATCGTTACCATCAGTACCGTTAGTATTAATAACAACTGTATGACCACTATCTACAGCTGTAGTATTTACAAAAGTATAAGTAAGTCCTGCTTTATCAGCTGAATCAATTACAGGTAAATTAAACACAATGTTATTAGTATCTGCATCACAATGTATAATTGATCCAGACTGCTTAGCATCTAGCGTAAGTGTTTTGTCTCCACCGTCAGCGCTAAGTATCATTATAGGCATTTTAAACCCAAAGCCATGTCCTAAAGCGTTTAAAGCTCCAGTGTTTTGGTTTGTGCCGCCGTCATGCACTCTTGCTACTTCATTACTATCAAATTGTGTTATAAGTAAATCCGAACTGTTAGTACACGAATGTATTTCTCTTGATAAATTTAAATCTTGAAAAGGATTTGCAGTAGTACCTAGCTCCATAGTTGCATTACCTGGATTTATACTAGTAACGCTTGAATTACCTATAACAACAATATTATCTCCTTGTCCAGCAGCTCCGTTACCAATTACTGTTTGGTTAGAAGCACCAACAGCAGAAAACGATGCGTTATATCCTATGGCTGTGTTTCCAGAACCTGTTGTAAGCGAATCACCTGCTAAACCACCTATAATAGTGTTTTGTACTCCTGTACTAACTTGTAAGCCTGAATTAGTACCGACAGCAACGTTATAAGTGTCCGTTGCGCCACTAGGCTCTTGATTTGTTAAAGCTGAATAACCTACTGCTACGGCTTTACTACCGTCTATGTTAGTTGAGAGAGCGCTTTCACCTATGGCTATATTTCTAGCACCAATGGTGTTAGAACCTAAAGCACCAGATCCAACAGCTGTATTTTGTGATCCTGTTGTGTTTGCCGTTCCAGCTTGATAACCTACAAAAGCATTACTGTTTCCTGTAGTAGTTAGCCTTCCAGCTTGACTACCAATAGCAACGTTGTAAGCGGTCGAATCATTAAAAGTAAATAATGCTTGATAACCTATAGCTACAGAATCAGTTCCTGAAACATTTGTATCTAATGCTTCTGCGCCTATAGCAGTGTTATTAGCCCCTGTAGTAGTAGCTGTACCTGCTAGTGCTCCAACAAAAGTGTTATTACTAGCTGTTGTAACTTGCTGACCAGCATTTGAACCTAAATAAGTACCTTTATCTCCATAAGTTGCATTAAAACCAGCTTCAAAACCTACTGCTGTATTGTGTTCTGGAACATCACTTCCACTAGTGTTAAGTGTTCTTAAAGCGTCTTTACCAATAGCAGTGCTGTAATTACCAGTTGTATTTGATGCTAATGCTAGATACCCAATAGCAGTAGATCCAGATCCTGACGTAATAGATTTACCAGCTTGAAAACCTACTATAACATTTTTTCCTGAATTAGTAGTTATAGCTGCTCCAGCGTCAAGACCAATAGCAACGTCACCTGTACATGTTGTAGCTGCGCCAAGAGCGTTATGCCCTATGGCTATATTAGAATCACCTGTAGTTATTGCGTCAAGCGCTGTAGCTCCAACTGCAATGTTGTTTTCTGCCGTACTGTCAGTAGATGTAGGATCATGTCCAATGTACAAAGATCCGTCAGCGACAAGCACATCGGACAGATCATTTAAACTCAATGTGTCCCAAATTGGAGTATTGCCATCGCCTTGCGACTGTAAGTATTGACCTGCTGTTCCAGGTGCTCCGTCAAAGTTTATTTCACCAGTTACGTTTACATCAACTAGCGTAGTTACGCCAGTAACACCTAATGTTCCGCCTATTGTCGCGTTACCTGTTATAGTAGCATTGCTACTTGCTGATATTGTTGTGAAAGATCCTGCTGCTGCAGATGATCCTCCAATTACCGTGCCATCGATAGCACCACCGTTTATGTCAACAGTACCAAATGTAGTTGTGTCTTCTGCTGTAGTTGCTAAGTACGTTTGTAGCGCACTCAATGAAAACTGCTTTGTTGTACCGTCAGCTTCTCTTCCTAACAGAAACTCAGTTCCGTCGATGCTACTGTCAATTGTGTATGTACTTATTCTTGCCATTATTTGTTTTTATTTGCAATTATTTTTTCTAGTTCCTTTTCCGTGACCACCTCTATTAGCTTTTACGGACACAAAACGCTTTTTAGTGTGGTCATAGTCTTTGCCCTTAATATTTTTACCAGCTTTTATAGCTTTTCTGCGCTTTCTCTGGTTTTCTGCACGCATTTTCTCGCGGCGACGTGTATTGGCTGCGGCTAGATCTCTTTTTCGCTTAGCTACTAGAGCTCTAGATGTTAATTTTTGCGGCATAATTTAATTTTTTAATTACAATTGTATTAATCACACGGTTATTTACGGTTTTAAGGTATTATTTTTTACTTAATTTTACAAAAGTGTGACAATAGGGTGTTACTTATATACTTTAACAGGCTTATGTCACTGTTTTTAATTTAAAAAGTTGTAATAAATAGTGGGTATTTGCTCTGCACCTAACTTATTGACTACCAGCCAGTTACGTAAACGCTTTTTTTAGCCCCATGGGCCCCTTGTTTTGCCAGTTTTACCGTATTATTTCTGCATTTAGCCCCCGGCTAGGCCCCCAGCCTGCCCATATATACTAACTACTGCACAAATTTAATACGAAGCGATATAGATAATATAAATGTAAATAACTAATAAAATAAAACTTAATATCATGCGAAAATTTATTTCTACTATCGTTCTAAAAATTACTAACTTTAAACTATCTGACTATGTTGTAATCGAAATGGGTTCATCACCAGATGAAACAACTTGGAGATAATCAACGTAAATACGAAGTAATAAAGATAATATAATAAAATAATAATAACTTAATAATTAATACTATGCAAAATTTAAAATCAAAAAGATTTGTTGTACGCAAATCACTAATCGGAAAAAATCAAATCATTGAAGTAACTTTCAAAAATGGTAAACAAGTAACATACAATCATGATAAAGTATATGATATAATGAAAAGTAAACTTGAAACTATGCCATGCTTCGAAAAGTATAAGTCTTACACTTCAAGCACTTCAATACCAGTAATACTACGCGATAAAAAGCTCGTGTAGTACTACAGAAAGTGTGACAAAAGCTAGTTACTAATATATCTTAACTAGCTAATGTCACATGTATAGCATGTATAGCACTTCGCTTCGCCGCACCTCAACACAAAATAAATACGATCGCTTGCGGATAATATAATAAAAAAATG